AATCTTATTCATGATTTTCTCCCGCGTACGCGCGTCGCGATACTTGAAAATAGCACAGCTGGTATAGAATGCTTAATGCATGGAGTTCCTATTATCTCTTATGGTTGGCCAGAATATCATTGGGCAACTAAAAAATTACAATCCTTAACACAATTAAGTAATTTAGTTACTGACTTATCTTGGCACGATCCTTTATATTGTAATAGATTTATAGAATGGTATATAAACCATTATCTTTGTACTGATATAAATAGTACTGTGAAGAGATTAAAACAACTTATATAATGGATCAAATAAAAATTACTAAGAAAAATCATGCTTTCATGTATATTGAAACTGATCCTAGTATTGAAATGGAGTTAGCAGAACATTTCTGTTTCTTTGTTCCTGGATATAAATTTATGCCAGCATATCGTAACAAATATTGGGATGGTAAAATTCGCCTGTTTGATTCACGTAAAAAAACTTTGTATATTGGTTTGTATAAGTATCTAAAAGAGTTTGCCTTACACCGTGAATACGAAGTCCTAACGGTCCCTTCTAAACAATATGGAGTGTTAGAACCAACAACAGATGAATCCTATATTAATAAAGAATGGTTAGATAAGTTAAGTATAACATCTAATCAAATACCGATAACACCTCGAGACTATCAGTTAGACGCTCTAGGACACTCGCTAACACACAAAAATTCATTACTCTTGTCACCAACTGCATCTGGTAAATCTTTAATTATTTATTTAGCTTCTAGATGGTATATAGATAAAGACCCAAGTAAAAAGATATTAATAATAGTTCCTACTATATCATTAGTAGAACAAATGTATTCTGACTTTGAAGATTATAGTATGAAAGATGATTCTTTTCATACAGACGAATGGTGTAGAAAAATACACGGGGGAATGGAAAAAGGAACAATACTTGAAAGAGTAGTTATATCTACATGGCAATCTATATACAAAAAACCGGCGCAATTTTTTCAGCATTTTGGTATGGTTATCGGTGATGAAGCACACCAGTTTAAAGCTAAGTCACTAACATCTATTATGGAAAAATGTACTGAAGCAGAATATAGAATAGGAACAACTGGTACATTAGATGGTACACAAACCCACCAATTAGTATTAGAAGGATTATTTGGTCCAGTTAAAAAAGTAACTACAACAAAAGATCTGATTGATTCAGACCAATTAGCTAAATTAGATATTAATATGTTATTATTAAAATATAAAGAAGAACATTGTAAAGAAATATCTAAATTAAAATACCAAGAAGAATTAGACTTTATTGTTAGATATACACCACGAAATAATTTTATATCTAACTTAGCTATAGACCAAGAAGGTAATACTTTAATCCTGTTTAATTACGTCGAAAAGCATGGTAAACCCTTACATAACATATTAAAAGAAAAACTTAAAGGTAAAAAAAGAAAGCTTTTTTATGTCTCGGGCGAGACGGACGTGGACACGCGCGAGAGCGTACGAGCGATAACTGAAAAAGAAAAGAATGCTATTATTGTAGCTTCACTAGGTACGTTTTCAACTGGTATAAATATAAAGAGACTACATAATTTAATATTTGCTTCTCCCTCGAAAAGTCAGATTCGTGTATTACAATCTATAGGGAGAGGACTGAGAAAGAGTGATAGAGATACAAAAGTATTTGATATAGCAGATGATCTTCATTGGAAAGCGAAAAAGAATTATACATTAGAACATGCTGCTGAAAGAATAAAGATATATTCTAAAGAAAAATTTGATTATGAATTACACGAGGTAAATATTTAAATGGAAGAAGAAGTACAAATAAGACATTTTAAATTAATTAACGGCGATCAGATAATAGCTGCAGTTAATTCTAAGAATAAAGACAACTGGTTTTTAGGAACTCCAGTACAAGTAAGTAATGCTTTACTTGGTGGTTTTTCCTTTTCACCTTGGTTTCCTTTTTCAAAAGAAGACAATTATAAAGTTAAGTTTCACAATGTTGTACAATCTACCCAGGTTGATAACGATATAAAAGAAGCTTATATAAAATTTGTATTAAGTTTAAAAGATAATCCACCTAAACCAGTTAAAAAGATGACCAACCGCCCAAGTGAAGAACTTCTCAACGAATTAGAAGATTCAATATTGGACGAAGAAATAAATGATTTGTTTATATCAGGGGACACAAATAAGAAGACTATTCATTAGTACTCTCCTATCCCCAGGATACTCTAATATTATATCATAAAAAATGCATTTTGTAAACCCCCTAGCAAAAATAAATTTAGGGGATTTACATTTAGTTAAAACTATGGTATAATATAACATTCTATTTAAATTATGGAGATATAGAATTATGGCAACAAAAAAGAATAAAGCTCATTATATAAACAATAAAGAGTTTTCATTAGCAGTTGTAGAATATGTGAAAGCATGTGACAAACAAAGAAAGAAAGATAAACCAATACCTACGGTCCCAGATTATATTGCAAGATGTTTTATAAAGATCGCAGAAGGATTATCCCATAGACCAAACTTTGTACGTTATACATACCGGGAAGAAATGGTTATGGATGGGGTTGAAAATTGTTTAAGAGCAATATATAATTATAATATAGAAACCGCAACAAGAACTGGAAACCCAAACGCATTTAGTTATTTTACACAAATATGTTTTTATGCTTTTATCCGTAGAATTACGAAAGAGAAAAAGCAACAAGACATTAAATTTAAGTTTATTGAAAAAATGGGTATCGAAGACTTTGTACAAATGGGTATGGACGAAGAAGGCGCAGAAGCAACAATGAATTACGTAGATACTTTAAGACAAAGAATAAGTACTGTTCGAAAGAAAGACGAAGCAATAAAAGAGTTTGCAAAAGAAGAAAAGGAAAGAGAAAAGCTAGAACTTTTCATGAGGTAATATGAAAGTAGCTATACTAAACGATACGCATTGTGGTGTCCGAAATTCATCGGATATTTTTTTACAATACCAAGAAAGATTCTATGAAGAAATATTTTTTCCTTATTTACATAAACATAATATCAAGAACATTTTACATCTCGGAGATTATTACGAGCATCGAAAATTTGTCAATTTCAAAGCGCTCAATGCTAACCGTAAGCATTTCCTTGAACCTATGCGCGATGCTGGCATTACTATGGACATTATTCCCGGCAACCATGATGTCTATTTCAAGAACACTAACGAGCTCTGTTCTCTCAAAGAACTTCTCGGATATTTTACATCAAATGTTAATATCATTATGGAACCAACTGTTCTAGATTATAATGGTCTTGGAGTTGCTGTTATACCGTGGATTAATAATGCTAACTATGAACAATATACAAAGTGGGCTTTAAATTGTAAAGCACCTATACTCGGCGCACATTTAGAATTAAAAGGTTTCGATATGATGGCAGGTATGCCGAATCCACACGGTATGAATGCTGATATATTCTCTAGGTTTGAAATGGTTTTATCTGGGCATTTCCATACTAAATCAACAAAAGAAAATGTTACTTATTTAGGTTCACAAATGGAATTTACTTGGGCAGATGTAGACGATCCAAAATATTTTCATATACTTGATACTGAAACAAGAGAAATAGAAGCAGTAAGAAATCCTATATCTATATTTAAAAAGATAGTATATGATGATAGTAAAGTAGATTATAACGATGTAGATGTTAGTGAATACGAAAAACATTTTATTAAATTAATTGTTATAAATAAAAATGACTTATATATGTTTGATAAGTTTATTGATAAATTAAATAGCATTGAAACATACGAATTAAAGATTGCAGAATCTTTCGAAGAGTATCTGGGAGAAAGCGTTGAAGACGAGAAAATATCCCTGGAAGATACAACACAACTTCTAGATTCTTATGTCGATGCAGTAGAAACAGACTTAGATAAAGATCATATTAAAGTCGAATTGAGGAAATTATATACTGAAGCACAGAATCTGGAAATATTATGATACATTTTAAATCATGTGAGTGGAAGAATTTTCTATCCACTGGTAGTGATCCTATTAAAATACAATTAGATAAATCACCTACAACATTAATTGTTGGACAAAATGGTGCAGGTAAATCTACATTATTAGATGCAATGTCTTTTGCACTTTTTAATAAGCCACATAGAGATATTAATAAAGCACAATTAATTAATTCTATTAATCAAAAGAAGACTGAGGTTACTGTTGAGTTTGAAATAGCAAATCAGCATTTTAAAATAGTAAGAGGAATTAAACCTGCTAAATTTGAAATATGGCAAAACGGTAATATGATAAACCAAGCATCGAATGCTAGAGATTATCAAAAGTTCTTAGAACAAAATATACTTAAACTAAATCATAAATCGTTTCACCAAGTAGTTGTATTAGGATCTAGTTCTTTTATTCCATTTATGCAATTACCTGCTTGGTCCCGAAGAAGTGTAATAGAAGATCTTTTGGATATTAATATATTTTCTAAAATGAATACATTATTAAAAGAACGTAATACAAAGATAAGAGATGAGTTAGTAGATATTAATCACCAAATAGATTTATTGAAAACTAAAATAACTGGACAAAGTAAATATATAAAAGATTTACAATCTTTAAACCAAGATCAAATAGACAAGAAAAGAGATTCGATTAAAGTACATAAAGGAACAATTAAAGAAGCTTTTGAAGAGTCTAGAGAATTAGGTAAGAACTTAGAAACATTATTAAAAGATCAGCAAAAGAAACAAAATGAAAATTTAAAACAAACATCACAACTAAATTCTTTAGATCTAAACTACAATCAAAAAATAAAAGACTTAGTAGAACAAGCAAGGTTTTACGAAGAGAACGATCATTGTCCAACGTGTGACCAAGATGTAGGACCGGAATTAAAAGAAAAGAAAATACAAATAATTCAGAATACTGCAAAAGGTGTACAGCAAGAAAAAGCTAGTTTAGAAAAAGAATTAAAAACCCTAAAAAAAGAATTACAAGATATATCTAATAAACTAAATACGTTGCAACAAAAACAACAAAAGATTAATTCGAATAATGAAAAGATTTCTGTAATACAAAAAGAGATAGATAAAATACAAAAAGAAATTAATCTATTAAATAGCCAAACTGGAGATACTGGAACAGCTAAAAAAGAACTAAAAGAATTCCGTACATCCAAAGAAGAGATAACCGAAAAGAAACTAGAGTATGTAGAAGAAAGAACATATAATGAAGTCATCGGGGAAATGTTAAAAGATACAGGTATTAAAACTAAAGTAATAAAACAATACTTACCTGTTATGAATAGATTAATTAATCAGTATTTACAAATATTAGATTTCTTTGTTGCTTTCCATTTAGATGAAAACTTTAATGAAACAATAAGATCTCGCCATAGAGATAGTTTCAATTATGCATCGTTTTCAGAAGGAGAAAAACAAAGAATAGATTTAAGTCTCCTCTTTACATGGCGACAAATAGCTAAGTTAAAAAACAGTGCAGCAACAAATCTCTTAATACTCGACGAGACATTTGATAGTTCTCTGGACCACGACGGTGTAGATAGTTTAACTAAGATATTAGATACACTAGATTCAGATTCGAATACCTTTATTATTTCACATAAAGGTGATGTACTAGAAAACAAATTTAGGTCTAAAATAGAGTTTTTTAAATCTAAAAACTTCTCTAAAATCAGATAAATAGTTACGTGAACTTTACGTGAACTTTCAATTTAGGGGGTTCTCAAAGGACTAAAAATACGGTACAATATACACTATAAATTAAAAAAGTAAGGAGTTTTAATGCATCACAGTTCAATATTACCAAAGCTACTAGCTAAGGAAAACATTACTATTCAACATGGTAATTATCATACTGCTTGGTTCGATGTAAAAGATCGTGTCCTTGGTTTACCTTTATGGAAAGATATGGGTAAAGATGTTTACGACTTATTAGTTGGTCACGAAGTTTCCCACGCATTACATACACCATTCGAAGGTTGGCACGATAGCCCAGAAAAATTAGAAGGTGCTCCAAGATCTTATCTTAACGTATGTGAAGATGCTCGTATAGAAAGATTTATCCAAAACATATATCCAGGATTAGTTGGTCCTATGGCTCGTGGATATAAGGTTCTCTCC